GACCGGGGCGGCAACAGAGAGAAGGAGGGCCGCCGCGAGGGCGGCCGCGAGGAAGTGACGCATGGTGAACCTCACTCTTCCCAGGTGATTCCGGCCGTCACGTTGACGATCGCCGCGGCAGTGCAGCGGATGCGGAAGAACGTGGAGACGGCGAGCACCAGCTCCCGCCCGAGCGGGTACTGGACGAGCAGCCCGCCCTGCGGGTGGATGTGGTGCTGTTCCAGCCCGGCCTCGGCCGTCCCGGCTCCCTCGGTGGAGGTGGTGTGCCGCACGACCGTGGTGGGAGTCGCATCGGCGGCGTCGAACTTCCCCGCCGTGCCCGTGGTGGCGGTCGTGACGGTCGCCGAGAACCGGCCGACCTCGACATCCACCGGGACGGCCGTGCTGGTCACTCCATCGAACTCTACCCACCAAGAGACGACCCGGGCGCGGTCGGTGGCCGCCGTGCCGAGTTCCAGCACCGTCTTGGCCGTCGCGGCGGCGAGGGCGAGGTTGGGGACGCTGAACGTGTAGAGAGCGATGTCTGGCCGCCTTTCGGGGGGGCTGAGGCCCGCCTCCGGGCGGGCCTCATGTTCGGCTAACCCGCCGCCGCTATCCTGCCGCGGGGATGGTGTACGTCCACGTGACGGCCAAGGTGTCCCCGTCCGCCAGCGTGGCATCGGCGTTGAGCACGGTGTCCGCGACCATGACGCCGCCACCGGATGCGCCGTAGCCGCCGGTGAAGAGGCCGGCCTTGTGGATCGCGCCCGAGGACCCGCCGCCGCTCTTGGTCCAGATCTTGTACTCGGTGAAGGTCGTCGCGGCGGTGTCCGCGTAGGTCGCCAGTGCCCGGTTGAGGCCGAGGGTCGTGAACTCGGAAGCAAGCGCCGTGTCGCCGTTGGCCGGAGTGCCGGTGTCGATCGTGAGGGCCATGTAGCGGGCGGGTCCCTGCCCCGGCAGGAGCAGGAACGAGTTGGTGTTGGCCGGGGTCGTGCCGGCCGTGCCATCGCCCTTCATCCAGCCGTCGACCTGCGCGACCGAGGTCGTGTTCGAGAGGATGTTGCCGTAGACCGGCTGGGTCGTGATACCCGTCACTGGCATGACGATGACGCATCCGACGAGCTGGGTGGCCGTCCACGTCGTGCCGGTGCCCGTGACGGCAGTCGCGGTGACGGTGGTGGCCGGGGCGTTCTGCGCCGAGGGAAGCGGCAGGACGCCGCCCATGAGGCCGCGCAGCCACGTCATGCCCACCGTGGTCTTGAGGTTCTTGGCCCAGCCGAGGTCCTCGAAAGTCCCCGGCTTGCCGAACTCGCCAGATGGCCCGCGGCCGACGACGGCGTGGACCCAGTTCGGTCCCACTTCGAGCGTCTCGCCCATGAAGCGGTTGCGGCCGATGATGGAGCGGACATCCTCATCGACCCTCGCGAGGACATCCGCTTGCGACTTCCCGACCTGCGGCCTGTTCCGCGGGATGAGCTTGAGGATGTTCATGTGTAACCTCAGAATGCGTTGATCTTGGCCGTGTAGATGTTGGCCGTGAGCAGGATGTTGGTGGACGAGGCGAACTTCAGCCGGAAGAAGCGCCAGACCTGGCCACCGGACGCGGGCGCCATCGCAGTTGGGAAGAAGTAGATCGAGGTGGTCGCCGTCGTGATCGTCAACTGCGTCCCGGCAATCGCCGTCTGCGGCGTGGTCCGGGCGGTGTAGATGCAGTTGAACCAGTTGACCCCGTCGATGCTGGCTTCCATGTCCACCAGTGTCGTGACCGGCGCGGTGCCGATTACGCTCGTCAGGGTAATCCCAGCCGGCCCCGCTCCGAGGCGAGTGAACACATCGGAATAGAAGGTCGTCTTCGTGAAATACCCCGGGACAGTCGCCGCCACGGTGGTCGGGTTCGCCGAGGTCAGGACGCGGAAGGCCGTCGCGCTCTCGATCGCCGTCACGGTCTGGACGCCATCGAGGTCAGGTGTGGCGTTGCCGCCCACGAAGGTCACCGTATCGCCTACCCGCAGGCCATGCGGGCGCCCGCATGTGACGAGCGGCGCGGCGGCTGGCGTGGTCGGGATGGTCAGGACGGCGTGGGCGTAGGCGCCCGCCGTGCCCGCGGTGGAGCAGTTGATGCCATCAAGGCTGAACGTCGTCGCCGTCAGGACGGTGACCGTCGTCAGGGGTGTCGCCGTGAGGAGCGGGACGGAGGTCGTGCTCGCGGTCCAGTAGATCTGATCGCCGGTCACGAGGCCGTGCGGTGCGAGCGTCGTGACGACGGTCGGGCTGGCCAGCGAGTTGGAAACGATCGCCTCCGACCCGCCGGGACGCAGGCTATCGACGAGGGTCGCCCCCGGTGTACCAAAGATCATGGGCATCATGCGCCTCGCTTTCGGCCGGGAGCGGCGGTGGCTTCCTCGACGGCGGGTGCCGAGTGGTAGGACGGCTCCATGAGGGTGAACAGTTGGGGCCACTTGCGGTAGACGGGATCATCCCCCCGGACACGGGTCACGTTCCTGCGCCCGATGAACGGGAGGTCGGGGTCCGCACTTACGAAAGGCTCCGCGCAGACGTACCAGGTCTCGTGGGGATCGATTGCCATTGCGTGTTCCTTCAGGATTGACGGGGCCGGGCGGATCGCCCGGCCCCACCGGTTGGACTACTTGCCGCGGAAGATGACGCCGGCCTCGCCGGTCGTCAGGGTGGCGGTACCGATGCCGCAGGCGGTGTTGCGCCACCAGGCATAGACCATGCGCTCGCCGGTCGGGTAGCCGGTGGAAGCGGACAGGAAGTTGGGGATCAACTCCAGGTTCATGCCGATGCGATCGATGATCACGAATCGCTCGGTATTGAAGAGGCCGGCCACCTTCGCGGTGGTAGCCATGTCGGCCGGCAACCCGCCGACCTCATAGGCCGGATGCCCGACGAGGGTCCCGAGTCGACCGTTGTTGGTCGTGTTGCCGACAGCCCCGCCCAGGCGCAGGTTATCCACCCACACGGAGGCGCCACCGCCACCGCCGGCGGCATAGTCGATGTTCCGGACGAGGCTGTAGAAGTACGGGCTACCCAACCAGACCGAATTGGCCCGGTAGCGCGCCCCCATCCATGCCTCGATTGCGAAGAGGTCCTTGGGCACGACGACGAGGGTCGTGGCCGTGTCGAGGAAGTTGGCGGTCCAGAACGTGAATACGCCCTGGGGGTAGATCGTGGTGCCGGCGCCCGTCGTGAACTGGACGGACTCCAGAACATCCTTGGCATCGCTGATCTCGCGGGCCAGCTCGGCCTCAAGGCCAGGGTAGTCCGACTGGATCTCGGTCGAGAACTTGGCGACCGTGTGCGCCTTCTGAAGCAGGCGAGCGGGTGCCGTGAAGGCCGGCGCGGCCTCGGAACCTGCCGTGGACTCGCCGACGTACACGGCCACCATGCCGGACGACACCATCGGGCGCCAGTCGTTGCTCGTCGTCTTGACGACGCGGAACGCTTCGCGGTACGGGTTGACTGCCCCGGCCGTGTCGATCGCCATCGTGGTATCGAGGTCGAACGGGACGGCCGTGTTGGAGAGCGTCACGAGGGATGCACGGGTCTCTTCGAACGCCGCCACCTCTTCGGCCGTGAACGCCTGCCCGAAGAGCCACTTGCGGAAGGCGCGGCGATAGGCCGGGGAGCCGGTATATAGGACCCGCTTGGCGACCTCATCCGGGTCGAGCTGGTCGCCGTCCCTGCCGCCATTGAGCAGCAGCGCCACGTCACTCTGGCCACTCTGCTTGGGGAACCGAGCCTGGGGGAATGCCGCGCCATCAATGGCGCGCATCGCAGCGTCCCGGAGCTTGGAGCTCATGTCCGCCGTGTTGCGGGATTCACGGGTGATCCGCTGAACGTCATAGATGCTGGCGAGGTCGCGGGTCTTTACGATGTTCGGCGGGGAGTAGCCGTCGGACAGTCCGCCGGAGAGGCGGGCCGCCATGGAAGCCGCAAGCTCCCGGCGGCGAGCGTCGACCGCGTCGATGGCTTCCAGGAGTTTTGCCTTCTCGGCGACGTAGTCATTCCAGCGAGCCTGCGGCTCGTCCGGCATCTTGCCGTCGAATTGTGCGTCGAGCGTCTGCATCTCGCGCTCGATCTCGCCCACCCGGGCGACCTTCTCGTCTCGGGTGGGGTAGGAGGTGATGTCTGGCACGGTAGCTTCCTTTCGCTGGGTGGCTGCGATGGTTACCGGCTCATCGCGGCGCTCCGGCTCGGGGTGCGGCTCTTCAGCCGCGGCGCCGAGGGAGGGTGCTACCGGCGGGGGGGGAGGTGTCCGGTACTGGTCCGTGGTGGACCGCAAGGACACAGAGGCAGAGGCATAGGCCGGCCACGTGACCGGCCCAAGTTCGTACAACTTGGCCTCGGTGATCGTCCGTTCGGGGAGTTTGTCGGGGTTGTGAGTACCGCCGAGGGGCTCATTCACCCACGACTCGCGAACCACAGTGAACCGGTGAGATGCGCCGTAGACGCCGCTGCGCAAGCCGGCTACCACGAGTTCAGGGACGCCGTCAAGGATCCGGCCCCGGGCATACGGGCTCGTGGCATCCTCGCCAGCTTCATCCGTCGTGGCAATGGGCTTCTCCCCGACCTGCGGATCATTTCCATGCTGGAACATGATCTTCGGGAGATGGTCGGCCATCGTCTTCTTGTAAGCGGACCGGCTGAACCGCTCCATGAAGTGACCCTCGAACACCGACTCGATCTCGGCCCACTGGTCGGGCGGGGCAAGGCGCACGGTGATCGTCCGGCCGTCCTCAGCCGTGACCCCGCCGGCCATTGCGCGGTACAGGTCGTCCCGCGGGGCGTGGAATTCTTCGATCATTGGGACGCACCTCCATCCGGGGCGACGGGCTTTGTGAAGGGCACGAGTGCCGCCGGCATGGCGGCGGGCTCGGGCTGGTCGGGCTTGGGAAGTTGGAGCTGGACGGAATAGAGGCCCGAATGCTTGAGGCGCTTCCAGTCGCCCGCCACGATGGCGGCGATCACGCTCTCCGGCTCCCAGCCGCCATCCGTGAGCTGGCGCATGGATTGCGCCTGGAGGGACTGGACCTCGGCGGCATCCTTGATGTCATCCTTCAGCGCCGGGATGTAGTGGTCGTCATAGAACAGCTCGGAGCCATTCTGGGGCGGGATGATGGTGGAGAGGGAGGCGAACGCGCTGGCCCACCACGGCCGCCCGGTCAAGTCGGCGAACCGACGCATAGATGCAGCAAAGTTGCCGGTGTTCAGACTGGAGCCCTGGAGACCTTCAGACAGCCCGACGACGACGGGCGGGACGCCGGCCGCCGCGGCAATGCGTGTCTCGCCGGCGCCCTGCGTCACCTTGAAGTCGATTTGTTGGAGATCCTTGCCGACCACCTCGACGCTCGCGCCGGCCGTGAAGAATTGTGTTCGGTAGGCGTTGCTCACGCCCTCGTTCTTCGCCCGGTACTTGTCCACCCAGTCTTGGAGTGACTGACCGGCAAGCGGCACGATGCCGGTGATGATGACGTTCGGGGTTCCGCCATTGCGGAAGAACATCAGCTTGTGCGTCGTGGCTGCGGTGTCGGCCTCGATCTCGCGGATCAGGGGAGTCAGCCACGACATGCCGCGGGCCGGCGCGAGCGGGTCGGTCAGGCCCGACGGGACGAAGTGCGCGACCTCTTCGCGCGGGAAGAAGATCGGGGCCTTGCCCGACGTGGGTCCGCCCGGCTGGTACAGGTAGCCGACGACTTCGGCATCCGGGTCCCAGGCGTCGCTCACGATGTTCCGTGACCCGTGGAGGATGGTCACCCAGTCCGGGCGGAGCCGAACGAGCTTCCCGACGCGCCGGGCAATGAAGGCGTTTCCGCCGAGGTCACCGTCCTGTGCCATGCGCCCGAGGAGGTCGCTGGTGTTGCCGTTGGGCCACGGTGTCCGCAGGATTTCGAGTTCCTTGTTACTCCACAGCTCGCCGGGCGTCCCGCTCGAAAGGCGGCGCCACATCGGTCGGGCCTGCGTGAACAGGGCCATCCGCGCGTTGAGGCAGGAAAAGACGACGCCGTTGCCTTGGTACCCACTGCCAGTCAGACCTTCGAAGTCGGCGGCGACCTCCTCCTTCGGACCAATCAGGGTCTGGTGAAAGCTGAGCGGGTAGCTGGTGCCCCCGAAGTTCAGGGTCCCGGGCGGGAACGGCCACGTCACACCGCGCTGGGTCAGGGCGCGCAGGAGGTTCATGGGCGTGGCGCCTCCAGGTCTATCGCAAGCAGCCCGATCGCCCCGATGGTGAGCCCGGCGAGGATGACAGCGACGGGGACATAGATCAGCCCGACACCAAACACGGCGACGGCGGCGCCCGCGGCCGTGATCAGGACGGCGAAACGCCTCTGGGTCACCATGCGAACTCGGTTGCCTGTACCGGCAGGTCGGCGAGCGATCCGGCAGCTTGGGAGTGGACCATCGCGGCAGCCGTGAGCGCATCAATCACGCGGCGGTCTTGCTCGGCGCTCTGGCGTGTCTGCGCCGGGCGATCGAAGCGGGCATCGCCGCGTGGCAGGACGCGGGCAATGGCGTTCTGTGCGTGAGCCGTGAGGGCTATGTCCCCCGAATGCTTCAGCCAGCCATTGCGCAACCCATCCATGAACCGCTCGTAATCCTGGACCGCGAAGGTGTTCGTTTGCGGACGGTCGATGACGACGCACCCGAACTCGGCCTCGGCCCACTGCGCGAGCTGCTCGGCGCGGCTCGTATCCATGACGACGGTGTGGATCGGGTTGCGCTCGTGAATGACGACGAGCGCGCGTTCGACGAGGGACGGATCGAGCGAGGTCCCGTCGCGCGGCGGCACGAGGACGGCGGCCGGGCCGAGCAGGCGGTACTTGGGATCGCGGAACCAGAGCGGCACGGCGGCCGTGGTGTCCCACTTCCACGCCACGTCGAGCCCCAACCAGATCGGCGTACCGGCCGGGATCTTGTCTTTCGTCGCCGCCTTCCTCCACTCGGCCTCCTGTATCGCGGCGTTCTGTGCGCGCGTGGGGCGATTGCAGACGAACCGAAGCCAGTGTTGCATCGTCATGGTCGGTGACTTGTATTTGGAACGCAGGATCGGCACGGTGATGCCGCTGAACGGATTGGCCGCCTTGACCTCTTTGAAGTCGTCCGGGGCCACCTTCGGCGCGACGGCCCACTCGTGGAGCACCATCCGGGGCGAGACAGCCCGGACGTGCGAGCCTTTGCGGAAGACATGCGGAGCGCGCTGGCGGATCAGCGTGCGCGTCTGTTCGAACTCGCTGCCGGGCTCACCAGCGGTCGAGATGGCGACGATCTGGCCGCCGCGTTTGGCCAGTTTGCCCGCCCAAGTGCGGTAGAGCGCCAGGTCCCGATGCCGGTGCAGCTCGTCGAGGATACCGAGCGTCGGGATGACGCCATCGCCCGTCCGGTCGTCGGCCGCGAAGACCTGAATGCGTCCGCCGGCGTAGTGATTGATCCTCCGGTAGCCCTCCAGGCATGTGAAACGGGGCACGTCCGTCTTTCGCTTGCCCTTGGCGGCCTGGATCGGGGAGTGGATCGGGGCGTAGAGCCGATCAGAGCGAAGAACGAAGCCCTCGGCCTGCCGATAGAGGATCTCGGCCTGTTCGCGGGAGCTGGCGGCGACCGGAACGGAGGCGTGAGCCCGGTGTTCGCAGTGGTAGAGGGCCAATCCGGCCACCAGCGTCGTCTTCCCATTCCCCTCGGGTACCACGAGCCAGCATTCGGGGCAACCACTGAAGACGTCCTCTACAAAGGCGTCCTGGAACGGCTCGGGATGCCACGATTGCCCCGTATCAAGGATCAGATCGGAGGCCCATGCCCGGAAGTGGGGGAGGGTGAACGGCTCAGCCGGTGGACGTGGCAACGCCACCCTGCGAGCCTGACGTTGGCTCGTGGTGGCAACGGGCAGGAGGGCGAGCGTCACGGCGTTACGCAGGTATCTCTCGCGGCGCTG